ACTTTGGCCGTGGCTACTTCAAGTGGCTGCCCAAGCGCGGTGTGCAGTTCCCCGTGCTCCGCGCCTTCGCCCGGCGGCTGGAGGTCGCCCAGGCCATCATCCGAACCCGGAAGCGGCAGATCGACCGCTTCTCCCGCGTCTCCCGCTCCGCCGATGACATTGGCTGGCGGCTGGTCATGCATGACGAGCAGGCGACCGCTGGCGAAGGGATCCAGGATGAAATCCGCTGGCTCACCCGCGTCCTGGAATGTGGCGGCCGCGAGTTCGCCCCCTCCAAGCGCCGCGAACTGAAACGCCAGGGCATGACCCAGTTCCTCCGGCACCTCGTGGATGACGGCCTGACCATGGATCACTCGTGCGTGGAACTCGTGGGCCTGCACGGCGTCTCTCGTGGCCTGGATTCCTGGTTCGTCCGCCCCTCGGACACCTTCGCCCTGGCGAACAACGAAGGCAGCCAGCACCTTCCCGATGGCCGCCCGGTCTACGCCTACCAGATCCTGAACGGCCGGGATGAGATCCCCTTCGCCTTCGATGAACTGGCGATCTTCGTTCGGAACGCCTCGACCTGGGCCGATGAAAACGGCTATGGCTACTCGGAATTCGAGCAATCCCTGGACACCCTGAACAACATTATTCAGGCGATCACCTTCACGAAGCAGGGGCTCAACGAGAACGCCGTCCCGCGTGGCGTCCTGTTGGCCTACGGCAATTTCGACATGAACACCCAGAACGCCTTCAAGGCCGCCTGGGCTGCGAAGGTCCGGGGTGTGCAGAACCAGTTCGGCGTCCCGGTCCTGTTCTCTCGCGGGCAGCAGGGCGCCGTGCAATACCTGAACACCGGGCAGCCCTTTGACGAAATGGCCTTCTCCAAATGGATCTCGCTGAACATGACCGTGATGGGCGCCATCTTCGGCGTGGCCCCGGAGGAGGTCGGCTTTGAAGGCTTCACCGCCGAGAAGTCCTCGCTCTCCGGTGACGACACCATGGAGAAGCTGGCGGCCGCGAAGGACAAGGGCCTGCACCCGCTGCTGAAGGATGTCTCGTCATTCATGTCGGATGAAATCGTCTCCCGGTTCTCCGACCGCCTGCGCCTGGAGTTCACCGGGCTCGACACCGACAACTCCAAGGAGCGGTGGGCTGAAAAGCTGCGCCACATGACCATCAATGAAGTCCGGGCCATGTTTGATCTCCCGGCTCATCCGATTGGCTGGCTCGGGGAACTCCCCGCCGATCCCTCGGAGCAGCAGGCGGAGTTCACCCGTATTCAGGCCACCGCGACCTTCGGCGAGGCCCGGAAGATGTGGGGTGGAATGCCCGCCTATCCCAGCCCGATTCTGGAAGAGGCCCCAATCAATCCTTCCATGGGTTCGCTCTACCAGTCCGTGCTTTCTGTCCCCGTGGACGGTGGTGAGGATGGTGGCGGCTCTGGCGAAGGTGACGGCGGCGAGGATCCGGCTGCGGCTGGCGATCCGGCTCTCGGCTCCGGCATCACCCAGCGGCTCTCGGAACTCTCCCAGGGCTCCGCGCCCTATGAACCTCTGGATCAGGCCAAGGCCCGCGCGGGTGTCGAGGAGTAGCCATGTCCAAGGTCACCCGTGGGATCCTTGTCCGCGACCTCGTGGGCAAGGTCGGCAAGCTGGACAACGGTGAATACGCGCTGCTCCTCATCAACCCTTGGGTTGCGAGGGGTTCCTACTGCTTCGACCGTCCCGACCCCGGCTCCCTGTTCCTGCGGTTCGTCTGCCCCTGCGGCTGTAAGGTCATCCACTCCCTGCGCCTCATGGCCCCCGGAACCGAGCGCGACTCGGTCATGCTTGGTCCCTTCTGGGAGTGGGATGGGTCCGAGTCCTGCCCCACTCTGTCCCCCTCGATCCATATGTCCCGCGCCTGCGGCTGGCATGGGTTCCTGAAGGCCGGAAACTTTGAGGCCGTGTGATGGCTACCGACCCCCGCCTGTTGCGCGCTACCGCCCGTCAGGGGCTTCCGGCAGAGGAGGTCGTGGCGAAGGCCGCCCGGCCCCTCCGCATCGTCCGTAGGGCCCCTACGGCTGGGGAGGTTGAGGTCGAGCGGTCCCTCTGGGGAAAGCACCCCGACCCGAACCAAGCCTGGATCGAGGACCAGCTTTTCGCCGTGGGCCATCGGTTCCTTCACGGGATCCTCGGCGCCGTGCTCGGCCGGACGCCCACCGATTTCGCCAAGGCTGAACCCGTCCGCCCTCCCGGCTGGGGTGAGGTCATGGCCCTGTTCCAGTCCCAGGCGGCGCCCGAGAAGAAGCTGGCGACCTGGGGCTCTCTCGTGGACGGCTTCACCGCCTCCCTGCTCCCCCCGACCACCGTGGCGAACCAGACCGCGATGTGGGCCCTCCGCTCGGCCCTGCTGAACCAGATCACCGAGCGGGTCCACCGGGTGACCACTCCTGGCGCCTGGGACCAAATGTTTCATGTCCTCCCGCCAGCTCAGAAGCAGCAGATCGAATGGTCCCGGCTTCGGGGCGGCCAGTTCGTCACCCGCATGGCGGAGCAAGCCCGCTCCCAGGTGCTGGACGCTCTTGTCTCATCCCAGATGAATGGCGGGAACCACCATGAACTCTCCCGTGTCCTCCTGGAGCGCCTGGGAACACTGAACCGCGACTGGCGCCGCATCGCCATCACTGAGACGGGCATGGCCGTGGCAAACGGGCAGCTTCAGACCGCCCTATCTGCTGGTGGTGACTGGGAGGCTATCTGGACCGCCGGGCCCAAGGCTTGCCCCTTCTGTCGGGCCCAGAACGGCACCGTCCTCCAGGTCGTCCCCGCCGACCACCCGAACCTCAACGGCCGGACGATGGTCTGGCCAGGAAAGCACAATGTGGGTCGCTCCGTTCACCCTACCCGCCGCGATGGCACCCGCCGCTCTCCCGAGGAGATGTGGTGGCCCTGCATCCCTGCTCACCCGAACTGTGCCTGTGTCTTCGCGGTTCGGAAGAAGCTGGTTTCCTCGGTTGCCCAGCGCGCCGCCGCCGCCCTGGCTGCGAAGCGCGCCGAGCGGTTCCAGGCAGCAGTGGCTTCGGTCTAGGTCCGGCGCTTCACGGCTTCCTGAACCAGCGCATCCCAAATCTCCCGCATCTCGGCAGGGTCCGCCCCATGCCTTGGCCCTTCTTCCGCCATGAGCGCGCAGACTCGGCTGGCCACTCGGATGGCCTCGCGGACGGTGTTTTCCTCGACCTTGGCGTTCGGGTCGAAGATCGCCAATTCCCCCAGGTGCCCGTCCAGGAACAGGAACAGGTTTCCAAGGTGCTCCAAAACCATCGCCGCCGTGGTGGCGTATGCCTCTGGGCCTCCGATGCCCGTGACTCTCGTGAGCGCGTCCATGGAGAATCGTCCCATGTCCGGCTGTCTTGCGACACTGAAAACGCCCCCGAAGGGGCGCTGTCGGTCGAGTGCTTCCGCTCCCCGCCTACTTGGTGAAGGCGTCCAGGCTTCGGCGGAGGACGCTATTCTCGGCGAGCACCGCGAGGTGAAGCCGCTTGACCTCCTCGATGGCCCGCCGTGCTCCGGCCCGGACGATCAGGCCGGTGACGATGCTGCCCGCCAGGATCCCAAGGATGAAGAATGCCCACTTCTCGGTCATGCGCCTGCCTCCGCGATCAATCTTCCCACGATCTCCTCCAGGATGTCCGCCTTGGCCGAGAGCACATCGGCGGCCGCCTGGGTCGTCCCGTTGACTGGGAAGCAGCACCGGACCACGGCCGCGCGCTCCCGGGCCTGCTGCGCAAGCTGGGCCATCTCGCCGTAGACGATGCCCACCGCCATGGCGCGCGAGTTGAAGGGCTGGCTCATGGCTCCCCCCATATCGTTGCGATCTCAGGCTTCCGGTTCTCGGCTTTCGCCGCCTCGTGCTCTTCCTGGATCATCTGGAGGCATAACTTGTGCCCTGGGAGCATCCCTTCCGGGCTGCAATGGAGCGCGATTATTCGTTCAAGGTAGGCGATGTGCTGGACGAGGTTCCCGCGTGAAACGCCGACCATCAGCTTTGTTCGGCTCATGGCCGCCTCCATTGGAACTGGCTCGTGTTCCCGGGCCCGGGGTGCTCGACCTTCCCGTCTTTCAGGAGGATGCCTAGCTGCTGGGCGACCAGCTTCTCGGTCAGGGTGCCGTTCCGGGTCTCGTAGAGGCGGTCCTTGACCTGCCCGGCGGTCATGGCGCAGCGGGTGTCGCGCAGGCAGGCCAGGATCCGCTCGCGCTGCTCCTCCGCCCTCATGCGGGTGGCGTTCGGGTTGATGACGCTCATGGCTCCTCCGGGGTGAGGTTGCGCCCCGCGAAGGCGAACCACGGGGTGTCGGTCGGGGTCAGGTGGTAGCGCGTCTGGCCGTTGCGATCCGGCTCTGTGCCGATGACCGTCTTGCCCGGGAAGACGCACCCTTGGTCGTTGGTGAAGGTC